ATAGCGGCTGCAAATATAGTTGCAGGATCTGTAATGGTTGCAAAAGCATTTTTTATTGCTGATCCCATCCCAGCAGCCATTACAGTAAATCTATTACCTTCTTCCTCTCCATTAGCTATCTTATCAGATAACTCTTGCATATCCTCTGCAACTTGATCCAGTTTAAATGCTTTCCCAAAGTCTCCGGTTAACGAAGTAAGACCTTTAATAATCCCACCGGAAACTCCCATTAACCTATTGGATTCTTTTCTCTTTGCAACTTCCTCATCAATAGCATCAAGCATTCCTTGTTCTGCTTTGAAAGTGTCTTTTTTAGCTCTAAGAAGAGCCATTTCTTCTTCGGTAATTTTACCTTGCTCTATTGCAGTTCTTAAAGCATTTTCAAATGCTCCCCCACTTAGGTCTAATATTCTTGTACCTGTTTGTGCTCTAACATCTTCTAACCTAACTGTTTTATCAAGTTTTGTATTAAGAGATAAAGCATTTTCTAATTGGAGTCTTTTAAATTTTGCTTGTTCTTGGAGTTTATCAAGCTGACTGTCTGAAAGACGATTTATTCCTTCTTGTTGGCCTTGAAGTTTTTCTAAAATTGAACTAAGACCATTATAGGCATCCCCAGCTTTTTTAGAAGCAGAAGCAGATTTTCCTACCTCACCAGCTAAAGCTTCTGCTTCAGCTCTTAAGTCTCGGAACTTAGCTTTACCTTCATCTAACCCATCATTAAAGTTATTAATACTATCGCCTAAATTATCACTCATTGGGTATTTTTGTTATAAATATTGGAAGGCGTCACTTTTTGGACGCCTTTGCAACATAAGTAGGAGATGTTTTAGCATTATGAAAATGTTCAGGGGCTTCAATTTTACCATCTGAATTGACTACAGTTGTTCCTTTTCCTCCCTTGCCCTGAGCTTTTTTCATCTCAGCAGCTTCTTGATCATAATGTTCCTTCATTTTATTGAAGGTAAAGTTTCTTAACCAGATAGGCATGTTATAAATAGTATAATAATCATAACCACCTTTTCCATGAAATACTATTTCATGTATTTGACTAAACAGAGAAACTCTATACTGAGGCGTCAGGCCAAAAAAAGTTGACAGTAATTGGAATATCGATGACCTCCACTCCACCATTAACTTCTACTGTTACATTTAAATCAACATCTGGTTGTACTTCTCTAACGTGTTGGCGGAATGCTCTTGCGTCTCTAGCCAGTAAGTAATTGTCTACAAACTCACGTACTGTTTTTCTATCATCATCTCCATTAACTGAAAGAATCATATATTTCATACGTGTAGAAACAGATGGATCAGCATTTTTGTTAATTTTCTTTAACCCTCTAAGTTCAGCTTCGATAGCCATTTCGTCTTTATGGGTTAAAAGTTTATATGTTATTGGGGTTCCTGAGCTGGGGAGTGTATAAGAAAATTCATTTACACCTCTAGTGATTGCTTTTTCATCAAAAACTTTATTTTCTAAAATAGACAAATCAACACTTACTTGCTCACCTTTATATTCAAAATCATAATCTTTACCATAACCTAAAATACGAGCAGCAATCATGATTGCATTTTTATCACCTACAATAAGATCATTATAATCAATTTTAGATACAATAAGTGATTTGAGAAGTTTATCTAATACTGTTCCATTTTGAATATAAGATTGGTTAGAAAGAATATCTTCTTCCTTAGCAGTCATATACTTCATTTCAATAGTACCAGATGATAGAGGGTTATCTTCGGGATAAATTAAACCTTTAGAGGGTAACTCAATTGTTTCAGTTGGAAACTTTAATTTGCTTTCTTCCATAATTTTTATTTAGTTATAACTTTATACACACATACATATACAAAATAAAAAAGAGCTTGATAAAAACCAAGCTCTTCTTAAAAATATTTGACAGAATTTTATAACTTTAATGTTGTTCCTATATACGTACATAAAAAAGAAGGGTGCTTGCGCACCCTTCAAAAAAATATAATGGTTTTTTATACGTCAAGTATTATTTTTTCGGATGAACGAACCATATTCAATTCTATTATACCTTAACCCAAGCTAAATAAGCAGGCCACCCATGGCCCTCAGTGTGGTATAAAAATAAGTTATTATTATATTTAATTAAACCTATATTATTATTAACTTTTATATCTGACATTAAGGTATCTCCTTTACCATTTAAATTAATTATATTAAGAGATTTTAAAGCTTTTAATACATTATTAGGATTTATTAAGTTTGAACTCAGATCCCATTCATCATAATTATAATAATTAGATAAATATTCAGGAGAAATTTGTTTAATTTCTAGGGGTCTATTCCCAAAATATTGAGGTTGAACTTCTTTATCCAAAACTTCATCTGGATTAGTTTCATGTCCCCTTAAAGGGTTTAAAGTATCTTCAACATTAACTTCCTCAATAGACTCTCTAATAAGTTGACGTAGTTTATATATTTGGCCATTATAACCCCCCCAAGGATCTTGATTTTCTCTCTGGATGTCTCTAATAGATTCACGAATTAAGCGACGTAGTGCTTTTTTCTGAATATTTTTCATAAATTCTTAGAAATTCAAGACTGCATAATCCATTCCAATAGTCATGTTGATAGATTGGGCTTCACCATCACTACCCCAACTAAAACCATCAAATGCTGCATCTTTAATATAGGCTCCTTTAATAATCCATTCTGAAACTATATCACCTACAGGACCTAATACGTTAATAGTTAAGTCTTTCTTATAGAAATCACTATAACCATCTCTACCAGTTACTGATTCGTGGTGTAAACGTACCCATTCCATAGTTGCTTGAGCACCTGAAGGAGTAATTGGGTCGTAAAGTTTCATAGTTAAATCTGACCATTTTGATTTACCTTTTACTTTACGTTGAACGTTGATGTGGTTAAGAACTACTTCACCATTATCAACTTTCAATTCCCCAATTTCTTGGATCATGTAAGATGGAATTCCATTTACATACATAATAAATCTGTTTTTCTGCTTTGGTTCAAAAGCGGTGAAAAATATTTCGTTTGGGTTTAATACTGCCATTTTATTTTGTGTTTATTTTTTATTCAATTATAAATATTAGCTTTTTAAATTTTTACGCTGGGAAAGTAGCTCCTGTTGGTAAAATGTTGAAATCTAAGTAAATGAATTCAGCAGTTTTGGTAGGTTGGATGTAAATCGCACCAATCAATTGGTTTCTATCAATTACATCTGCTGTATTATTACTATCATCCATTACTACCTTAAAGGCAAACAATCCTTGACGTTGTTGAACACTTTCTAAGTATGGATTAACTTGACTTAAGAATGAGTTTCTTGTAGCTCCTGTATTTTGTTCGAATACTAAGTTATCTGCTACTTGAGAAATGTATCCTTTAAGTTCAATTAACAATCTACGTACATTTACACGATCAAGTGCTGAGGCTTGTGTTTGGAGTGTTTTCTGACCAAATACTACAACTCCTCTACCTGGGAATGTTGCAATTGGGTTTACTTTACCAGTGTATAGTGTATCTCTGTTAGCTTGAGTTAATTTGCGTTCTGCTTGTCTTACACTTCCTAATCCACCTCTGTTAATACCTGCTGGAGCGAACCATGCTTCTGATGTTCTATCGTTATTAGCATAAACTCCAGGAATTACTGTTGAAGCTGGAACCCAAACTAATTGGCCTGAATCTGGGTCTGTAACTTGTAACCAAGGCCAATAAGTAGCAGCATATGAAGTATCTAAACTAGCGGCTGTAGAAGTTGTTTGTGCTACTGTTGAACCATAATTTTTAAGATCCAATACAATAATTGCATCTCCTCTGTTTTCGATATTCGAAATTAAAGTATCTAATGGGGTTGCATGAGTAGCATTTTCGTAAATCAAACCAGGGGCTGTAACTACATTAAATCTGTAATCATCTTTATTAGCCAATAAGTTAAAAGCATCTGTATAATCAGATCCTGAGATACCTTGAGTATCAGTGTTGTTGATGTTGTTGTAGAAGTTATCACCTGTTCCAGTAATATCACCAACTGCATCTCCAAATGTACCACTTTGAGCTGATGGGATTGAAGATGTGTAAGCTGCTTTAGCAACACCTGCATTATCAAAATAATCAGGGGTTTTAACATTTACTTCTTTTACTCTTACAAATCTTGAAACATTTGGATAACTACCAGTTGTTTGAATGTAAGGATCTGAAGTACCCGTACCTTGTAAGGTTTGTGTTTGGTCTCCAATTACTTTAGCAATATAGTTAGGAGATTTAGGATCTAAAGATACGTTAGTAAATGTTTCAAGTACTGATTTTGATTTTTCTCTATCATTACCTTGTCTAATTACTACCGAGAAAGTACCTTGAGCTGTGTTGGGATTAACAATTTCCCATCTAATATTATCAGCAGAACCACTATCAAGAGCACCTGTAGTTCCTTCAGGACCTGTGCTATTCATAATAGTACCTTGACCAAGGGTTTCAAGAGTAAATACACTTCCTGTACCATCACCATCAAGAACCTCAGAAGAGGTAGCTGTGGTAAATGAACCTGAAGCAACTCTAGTTACCAATAATGAAGTACCTCCGTTTTGGAAGTAATTGTAAGCTGAAATAGAAGTTAGGAAAGTAAATTCATCTGATCCACTGCTAAAAGTGCTACCAAAGTTAGCTAAGTATTCAGAATAAGTAGTTACTAATGTAGGAATTCCTACTTTACCTTTTACAGTAGGTCCTACAATTGCGGCACCAGCTTGAACCGGTTGTGAGGTTATTTGAGATTGATCATTCTCTCTTGCTAGTACTCCTGGGGAAATTAGTGTTTCTGCCATTTTGTGTTGTTTTTATGATAAATATATTAAACTTTTTCAAAAATATACTATTTCGGTAAAAACTCACCAGATTCTAAAGAAATGGTTCCTTCTCCATACTTTTCCTCTAATTCTTTGGCTAAAACTAACTCTTGTTGTTGTAACTGTTGTAAATTAAACTTTAAATTTTCTTTTTTTATTTCAAGATTCATTATTTGAACCTCATTATCTCCTATAATATCAACAAGTCTTTCAAATTGTGCTTTTAATTCTTTTAACTTGTTAATTTCTTCTTCTGTTAAAACTTTTTTTTCCATCAATTATAAATATCAAAAATTTCTTACTCGTTCAATAGCTTTAAACACTTGGTCAGGAAGAATTGTTTTAGTACATTCAAATTGTCTGTCTGTTCCTTTATGTTCAGGACACCACTCCCAATCTCCAGCATCTAATCTTGTTTTATTATAACAGCTATTACAAGCATTAGAAGAAGGTGTAAATACTCTTTCACATTCTGTAAATTCACTAAATGGTGCACTAAATCCTGAAATAAGAATTGTTTTGGTTCCCAATGCCCAACTTAACCAACTTAAACCACTACCTACACCAATAAAAAATTCAGCACCCATAATATCTGTGGCTCTGTCTTCTAATGGATAGTCTCCTGTTTTATCAATTACTCCAGTTAATGTTCCTCCTAATTTAGAATCATGCCAAATATCTCCTAAAGGTTCTTGAGTAATCATTACTACTTTGTAACCTTCTTTATTTAAATAGTCAATTACAGCTTGCCAACCCCCAGGATGATTCCAATACTTAGCATGAGCTGAAGCATGAGGAGCAATCACTACATATTTACCTTCAATAGGATTTATTTGTAATGTTTTTCTAAATGAAAGTTTGGGTTTAATTTCTTTATAATTAATTCCTAAAATATCAGCACTACATTCTTGCAAACCATATTTTCTAAAATCATTTGGGTTAAAATTGGTGTTTATAATATTATCTTCATTATAATGCCACCCAACTTTATACATAGCATACAAATTATCAACAGGTGTTCCTGGTTTGACAAATTCAATTTCAGGGTATTCTGATTGGAACCAATCATTGTGGAATGTAGAACATATAACTTGACAATTATGTTTTTTTCTAAATTCTTCTACATAAGGAAACCATGCTAAAGTATCCCCAATAGCTTTTGAATCCAAATGAATGTAAACACGTTTATTTTTGGCATTATATTTGTATTCAAAAATTTCACCATTATTTAAATTAGTTATTTTAATAGAAAAATTCAAATAATATTTAATAGAGGTTTTAGTCCACATATTATTTGAAATTTCAGCTTTATGAATAATTTGATTATTATTTTGGTTAATAAATTCTACTTTAAATTTAGCAGGTTTATCCCCTAAAATTTCAACAAAAGCTCCTTCAATAAAATGAATATTAAAAGTATAAGAACCTTCTTTAGGTTTTATACTTAATTTTTTTAAATTGTTATATTCTTTTATTAAAACTTCTTTCATACAAATTGCTGATAAATTTCTATAATGTCCTTACTTCTATTAAACCATGATAACCCTCTAGCGGTATTCAAAGAACTTTGAACATACCAATCCCATCTTTCGATAATATCTTGATATCCTTCACTCATATTAATTATATCACGTGGTGATCTCCAAGCACCATGAAAATCAGTTTCCATTTCCCAATTAGCTATAATAGGCATTCCACAAGCAGCTGCCTCAATCATTGTTAAATTAGGATGTCCTGCTTCTAACATTGTGGGGTGAACAAATATTTTATGAGTTTGGTATAAATTCCTTACTTGTTCTGGGGAAGGATCCAATATAAGGGATAAGTTAGAGCATGTTAATACCCAAGGATTAACATTTAACCAATGTCTATTATTAGAAGGACCTGCTATTGTGATTTTTTTACCTAATAATAAAGCTAAACCAACACCAAAATTAAATCCTTTTCTATCGTATGAAGGATCACCTGCTAAACCATTATTGGCAACCATTAAAAATTCCCCGGTTTTTTCAACATTAAAATCAGGATAATAAAAATCAATATTCACACCATGAGCAAAATATTGACATTTAGGGTGGTCAAAATAGTCAACTAAAAATTTAGCAGGCATCAAAGATTTTAAAGAACCTTCTACAGCTCTATAATTTTCTTTAAATACATAAGAATCTTTACCATAATGATATGCATGGTGATCATGAAGTTGAAAAATGTAAGGAATACCATTTTGTTGAAGGGTTTCACACAAATTAGCTACATGGCAATGTACAATATCAAATTCACCTGGTTGGATATCAGCGGCCATTCTGATGTGAACTTCATGGCCTAGTTTTTCTTGATTACATTTAAACTCCCATACAATTTTTTCAATTGCTCCCCACCCTTTAGGTGGGATTGGAATACCACAACCTGGATCTACATGGCAAATTTTCATTTTTCTTTTAATTTTAAAATACCATTTTGAGATAAATTATCAAAGTATTCTTGATCTATTTTAAATATTTTAGTTTCTGTAGAGTATTCATCTTGGATTTCAAATTTAACCTCATATTTACCATCAAATTTGAGTAAATCCCAAAATGAGCATTTTTGATCTATATTTAAAACACGTTCAATAATTAACTCACTATCTTTATAAACCTTATAGTAAATTGTTCTACTATCTTTACTATTTGAGATATAAAAATATGGGGAAAAATGATTAGGAACGTTTGTAGATAAAATTGTAAAATATTCTACTCGTGAAAAATCTCTATGGTCAAATATTTCTTTTGTTTTAGATTCAAACACAGGTTCTTCTTCTCTATAAATTGATCCTCCATCCTTAAGAATATGATGGAATAAATTTTCTAAACCATTAGATTCAGCACCATAGGTTTCCATTAATTGATCGTATTCTTTTCCAGTAGAAATTGATTCTAACCAAACTGTTAAAAAGTAAGGTTTAGCTGCAAAGAAATAAGTATACAAAGCATCACCCTCAGATGGGTGGTGTTTTCCAAAATAAAAATCTTTTCTATTTAAAATATTAGAAATGTTTTCAATACCTTCTACATCTTTTAAAATGTAATCATAATTTAGGAAATATGCTTTTTTAAACTCTAATTGAGTTGCAAGAGCTGCTCCATTGTAATAATTTGTATAAACTGCAGGGCCATGATAAACATCATTTCCCTCACCTCTTAAATTAAGATTTACACTACATTGATCACTATTCCAATAAAAGTTTGTGTAAAAAGTATGTTTAGTCAAAACATTATTTTTATCAACTATACAATAATCTGCTTGTTTCTGTAATACTTCTGGGATTGGGATATGGGATGTTAAAATTACCTTATATCCATGTTTTTGTACCGCTTTTACGCAGTCTAATGTTGTATCTACAACACTATCAGTTGAAGGATATGTGGATATAACAAACACCTCATCACTGTGTTGTACCACGGATTTATCTTCAAGTTGTAATTTAATCAATTCACAATTTTTACCAAAATTATCAAATTCTAAATAACCTATAGTATCAAATTTATCAAAATAATTAAGATAAACTGGTAGATTATATATTAATATAGGAATTTGATATGAAATAGCCTCTCTAATAACTAAAGGCATTGTTTCTTTATCGTTAGCTGTACCCCTAGATGTAAATAAGAATAAATCCATTGCCTGGTAGAATTTATCTACATCAGTACGTTCATCCCACCAGGTTAAATTATCAGGTTTATCCTTCATTAAAGGTTCCCAATAATGTTTAAAGTTATCTGCTTGATTTCCTACACAATGGAACTCATATTCAGGTAATGCCCTAGCATACTCAAAAAATTCAGATTGGTTTTTTCGAGGGGTGAATAAGCCAATATGAAGAATGTGTTTTTTATGTGGATTTAAATGTAGTTTACGTAATGCCTCATCACGGTCAGGACGTTCTACATATTCAATAGGATATTCAACTAATACTTTAGGAATATCTAAATCTTTGTATTGTTGGATTTGCCAATTTGATACAAACATAAACTTATCTGGGAAGAATCGTTTGTTATCTGGGTTAAAAGATGAATCATGTGATGTTTCTACAATATAATAATCGCGATTAGGATTATATAATTTTTGAGCAACTTCATTATCCATAAAAAATTCTGGGATTTCCTCTAAATGAATAATGTCTGGTTTTACCTTATTAACAATATCTAATAACTCAAATTTGTTTTCTTTTAAGGTATAAAATTTATCGGAATCAATTAATTTTACAAGTTTATTCTTTGTAACTACTAACCTCCCACCAGTGTGGTCTACCCATTCAACAAGATGAATTTCAAAATCTTGTTTAAGTAATTCTACCTTTTTGGTAAGATATTGAGGTAAACCCCCAGTCGATAAATGGGGTGCTACATAAAGTAGTTTTTTGGATTTTCTATTATCTATATAAATTATAACTTGAGCTTTTTTATTAGATATATATTCTAAATCATCACGGAACCATTGAGTATTGTCTACCCCGTCTACTGATTCTATATGTAAATTAAAGTTATGTTTGATAAGTAGTTTATACATTTTTTTAAATGATTCAGTCATTTGCTGATCATTTAAGTGGAATTCTCCTACAATATAATCTACATTATTTTTAAGATAATCTAAATTATCTTCGGTAAAAATACTATATTCTCCTCCCTCACAATCTAATTTAAGAAAATTAATATGATCTAAATTGTTTTCTTTGATGAGAGTTTGAAATGAAATAGTTTTTACTTGTTCTCTTTCACTACTCCATTCTAAATCTAAAATTTCATTATCAACCGAACCAATAGCATTTTTATATAAAGTAAACTCTAAAACACTATTTGAAAAAGAATTTTTAAGGAGTAAATCATGATAAGCAGACATAGGTTCTACTGCTATAATTTTAAGGGATTTTCTATCTTTAATAGAATAGATAAAAGGACCAATACTTGCTCCTATATCTACAACAATATCTCCTTCTTTAACTTTAACAAACTTTTCGTATTGTGACCTTTCAAAAAATTCTTTTTCAAGACATTCTTTAAAATGGGGATCTTTTTCAGGTATATCTCCGTAATCAAACATAAAAAAACTAGTTTTTTAATTATAACCTAAATAATTTCTATATAATGTAACATTTATTTTTTAATAAACCAAATTTACTTATTTATATTCCCCATCTAGTTTTAATATTGTCTGTTTCTCCTGTATTATTTGAAACTTCATTTGATAGGTGGAATATCATTTCACCAATATACCCATACCAGGCACCTCCAAAAGATGCATAGCCTGAAAAATTTATAGAAGAACCCCAATTACTACCTGGGGCCAACCCATATGCTGACCATACTGTGAATTTGCTAATAGATGGAGCATAAAATTGATCATGCATTTGGTCCCTTGTTGTTACAGTTACTGATGTTCCATTTTTATAGGTTCCACTAGTAGGAGGGGTACTTACTCCATTTCCATTTATATCTCTGTATACTATAGCAGTTCCAGAACCATCATCTCCAACACCTGCATATTGGTTACTACCAGCATATACTGGTATTATTTCAGGGTAAATAGCACTATAATTATATTTAAGAACAATATGCCATGATAGAGATGCTGGTCTGGTAGAAGAAGTATTAAAAGATCTTCCAAGTCTTTGACCTCTAACAGTACTTTGTATTGCAGGTTTTGAATCATATTTACATACAGATCCACCATTAACTATTAGCATTTGGGTTGCTGAATTAGTATTTGTTAAATCTAAATTGTAAATGCTAGTAGGATCATTGGTAAACCCTTGAACATACCATTTAGTAACATAACCATTATCTGTTCCTCCAGTACCAACAAATGACAATAATGCAGATTCATCTAAAGCACCTGAAACATCAAACCCAATATCTGATTCGGTATTATCAGAACTTCTTCTTACACGTAGACAAGAACCTGTATAGTTTATATCTATTTTATACATAGAATACCCACCCATTCCAGCAGGATAAGTATTTAAATATAATTGTTCTCCAATCTTAAAACTTTGTATTATACCATGGTTTGTTAAAATCATAAATCTTTATTTAAAATATATCTTCTGGGAAATAACCAAGATCTATTATTTCTTGAAAAGAGTAAACATTAGTGTCTGATGGTATAATATTAATAAATTCAAATTCACTGCTATTTGTTATATAATTAGCTAGATTATCTTTTTCTATTTGACTTAGATTTGGAAATAAACTAACCAAATTACTGATATCATTATCAGGGTGAACTTTAATAACATAATCTGTGTATACTCTTATCCCAAATGTTGATTCATCTAACTTAACCTCTCCAAACACCTTTGAAGTTACATCATCTGGGTTTTGTATACTTAAAGGTCTAGATATTCGCCACAATTCTTCATTTATAGCTTCACATCTTTCTTTTGATGTCATATCTGTTATTGGTCTTACAATAATATATCCTTCCATTATTTAATTTTAAGCTAAATCACCAAATAAATACCACTCATCAGTATCTCTTTTTATTAATGAGCCACCACTATATTTAACTCTTGTTGATGTATAACTATCAGCACTTACAATAGTTACACCAGCACTACCTGTAACAGTTATTTGACCATCACCATATTGGGCTATCAATATTTGTGTTTCGATTGGAAATGCAACAGATGCATTAGTTGGTACTGTTAATGTAACTGGTGGAACTGAATTTATTTCAACTAATTTATTTGCATCTGAAAGAGCTAAAGTATAATTTGTAGTTTGTGTATTTATACCATCTAAGCTTGCTCCTGAGGTTCCTGCAGTACCTGAATTTCCACTTGTTCCTGAAGTTCCATTATTACCAGCAATACCACTAACACCTGAAGTACCTGAAGTACCTGGACCACCTGATGTACCTGAAGTACCTGGACCACCTGATGTACCTGAAGTACCTGTATTTCCACTTGTTCCTGAAGTACCTGGGTTACCTGAGTTTCCACTTGAACCACTTGTACCCGAATTGCCACTTGTACCTGAAGTACCTGAATTTCCTGAAGAACCTGAAGTACCTGAAGAGCCATCTGCTCCTGATGTACCTGAAGAGCCTGAGGTGCCACTTGAGCCTGAAGAACCTGAAGTACCTGAAGAGCCACTAGTTCCTGAAGAACCTGATGAACCATTTTCTCCGCTTGTACCTGAAGAGCCACTTGAACCACTTGTTCCTGATGAACCTGAAGTACCTGAAGAACCATTTTCTCCTGAGGTACCTGAAGAGCCACTTGTACCAGAACTTCCTGAAGTACCTGAAGAGCCATCTGCTCCTGAAGTACCTGATGAACCTGAACTACCAGAAGTACCGCTTGAACCCGAAGTACCTGAAGAGCCATCTGCTCCACTTGTACCAGAAGAACCAGAAGTACCTGATGAACCACTAGTTCCTGAAGAACCTGAAGTACCTGAAGAACCATTTTCTCCTGAAGTACCTGATGAACCACTAGTACCAGAACTTCCTGAAGTACCGCTTGAACCACTTGTTCCTGAACTACCTGATGTACCTGATGAACCATTTTCTCCTGAAGTGCCACTTGAGCCTGAAGTACCTGATGTACCTGAAGAACCTGAAG